TGGGAAGCCGAAGCATATAAAAAATAATATTATGGCAATAAGATTCAGAGGTGGGTTTAAAATGGAGGCTAATAGTCTTAACCACATAATGCAAACACAAAATCAACACGGATTTCAAGATAAGTCAGCAGCTGGTCACCAAGCAGGTGTTGGTGGAGAAGAGACTTCATTAGCTCAGGCTAAAGCATCATTTGAGGCGAGAAAGTCTGGGACTATGAAACCATGCGTTCCAATTACATCAAAAAGTCGTGGATCTTATGTTACATCACCTACAAAAATAAATGCAGATTTAATTGCTGGAGAAGCAGGTGTGCATAAAGAATTTATGGATGCGGCTGAAGTTGTTGGGCAATCATTTGAAAAATATAAGCCAAAAACAAAAACCGCAGCAACTACAAAAGAAACACAATCTAACTAATAACACAAAAAATATGGCTAACAACATACCAATAACGGCTAGAGTAAACAGAGGTTTATTTAGTCAAAAAAAATCACCTGTTCAAGAACCTTTATTAAGTGTTGGAGTTGCTGGTGTTTATGGCAATAATGAAACTAGAACTATTCCTGCTCCGTCAAAATTAATGAGTTCTCCTTTTAAACAAGTGAGTAAAAGCAAATCAGCTGGTGCAAAAATTTTAGAGCAACAAACAGCAGCTGCTGGCAGTAAAGGAACTACTGAAACAATAACTGTTCCAGGAGGTACTAAAACAACTACAAAAACTGTTAATAAGCCTTACGTTGGAGCAGCTAAGGATGCATGCTCCCCTGAATTTATTGCAAAAAATGGGAGAGGGGCTTGTGATAAATATAATGCTTTACCTGCTGATAAAAAGAAAGCTGGTAACACTACTACAATTCAACAAACTACAAAAGAGCCGGACACAAATAAAACTATTGATAAACCAGGCGAAAAAGTAGAATTAAGAGTATATAATGAAGGAGACGCAATGGCGTCATTTGGTAGAAGACAAATTGACAGAGCTATTACTCATACTGCAAGAAAAACAAAAAGAGCAGAAATAGACTTAGCTAAAGCAAAAGCAAAAGCAGGTCAAATGGGTAATGATGCTAATGGTAATCCTATAACAGATAAAAATAAATTTATTTCTAAAGCAAAAGACGCTGCTAGATTAAAACAAGCTGAGACAAAAGCAAAAGGGTTTGGAGCGAATGCTGCTAATGCAGTTTTACAATCTGAACAATCAAAAAGTTATGGAGGTACAATTTTAGGTACAAAGTTAGATAAGAGTAAAGAAGAAACATTAGACGCGTCTAGATTAACGGCAGCAAACATGCCTAGCGCTAAAGCTCAGACGTCTGGTATTCTAGGCCAGATTACTGGTTCTGAAGCAGCAGACAAAACTAACCCTACCACATCAACTTCAACATCAACTCCAAAAGTAACAAAAGCTCCAGCCGATGTTAAACCTGCCGCAGCCGATGTTATGGAAGACGATACTGATTCGCCTGCTGAATATAAAAAACCAGGTTTTTTTGAAAAAAGAGGACCTTTAAAAATGAAATACTTCAGATAATGGCTTATACTCAAGACAACTCCCCGTTTAAAAAATTAAAACATACCACTACAGGTAAAGGCCGTCATTTTTTAAAAGCAAAAGAGGGCGCTGGAATGACACAAGCCGGTAGAGATGCATATAATAAAGAAACAGGAGGTGACTTAAAAGCACCTCAACCCGGGGGCGGAGCAAGAAGAGATTCTTATTGTGCTAGATCAAAAGGACAAATGAATATGCATAATATAGATTGTTCTAAGACTCCAGATAAAAGAATATGCGCTGCCCGTAGAAGATGGAAATGTTAACGTTATGGAATCAAGAGGCTTAGGCGATACAATACTAAAAATAACAAAAGCAACCGGAATTAAAAAAGTAGTTGATACAATATCAGAAATAACTGGTATAGATTGCGGTTGTGATGAAAGACAAGAGACGCTTAACGAAGTGTTTCCCTATAAAAAGAAAAAAAATAAACAATCAAATTAATTAAAATGGAATTATTAAAAAACAAGATTACCCCAGAAGAACTAGAAAAGTTAAAAACAAAAGTTGATGCTGTTAATAATGTGCAAATACAAATTGGTGGATTAGAAGCGCATAAGCACGAACTTTTACATAACATATCTGTATTAGCGTCTGAATTACGTGAAATTCAAAATGAATTAGAAGGCGCTTACGGTGCTGTTAATATTGATTTAGCTACCGGCGAAATTTCTGATGTTACAGATAATAAGGAAGATTAGTATCGGTAAAGACTATAAAAATGACGCCATGCATTATTCTGTTAATCAGGAAGTGTATGGCGGTCATACTATAGCTACTATAATAGAAGAAGAAGATAAGTATTCTATCTATATAGCGAAAGGGGATATTATTATGCCGTGGAAAGACTTTAATAAGAACATGGCAATTTCTGTTGAATACGATCTTTCATATTAAAATGACAAGCATATTTAATTATCTAATTGCTCCTAAAGGGCAAAGAACTACAGGAACCATAGAAGTTGATGGGCAAGAGTTACTATTAAATACAGAATTACAAAACCATCAATATACAAATAGAGTAGGCATCGTAATAAACTTACCACTAGTCGGCGAATCAAATATGTCAATAGGCGATGAGGTTATATTGCATCATAATGTATTTAGACGATTTAGAGACATCAAAGGCGTTGAGAAGAACAGTAAAAACTATTACTCAGAAGATTTATATATAGTTCATCCGGATCAAATATATGCTTATAAAAGCGAAGGTAAATGGAAAGCATTAGACAAATTTTGTTTTATTAAACCATTAAAATCTAAAAATATATTTGATGATAATAACGAAAGACCTTGCATTGGAGTTGTAAAATATGGCAATGACAATATTGAACCGGGAGCTTTAGTTGGTTTCAAACCTGGTATGGAATATGAATTTATAATAGAAGGGCAGAGGTTATACCGAGTACCCACAAATTTAATTACAATTGAATATGAATATCAAGGAGACGAAGAAGAATATAATCCAAGCTGGGCAAAAGGCAGTTGAGGAATTAATAAAAGTAGCTGAAGAAAAAATTCTTGATGGATCAGATGATATATCTGCAGACAGACTTAAGAACGCAGCCGCTACAAAAAAGTTAGCAATATTCGATGCATTTGAAATCCTAAGCAGGATAGAAGAAGAGGAAAGGATATTGGAAGAACGACCAAAAGCAGATACTGAAGAAAAGAAATTTACAGGGTTTGCAGAAAAAAGATCTAAGTAATGTACGAGCAATCATTATATAGCGTAATAACGCCAATAAGAGAAACTACAATATCTAGATTAAACAAAGCAAAGAAATGGGCTTATGGGTACAATAAAGAATACGATATTGTTGTTATAAGCAAGACCGGGCAAATAGGCGAAATATACAAAATACAAAATTTAAAAATAGCTTTGCCTAAAGCTCCAACTAATATAGATAAGAGTACAGATAAATGGACTCCACAGGACTATCCTAAGGAGTTAAAATCTATAAATAGTATATTTGATTGGAGAGATTATCCGGAGCCGTTTAAAGAGAAGTGGGGTGCTTATATTGACGATCAGTTCAACAGAAGAGAACTCGGTCATTGGTTTAATAATAACGGGCAACCAACTTACTTAACAGGTTCACATTATATGTATCTCCAATGGAGTAAGATTGACGTTGGTAAACCAGAGTTTAGAGAATCAAATAGATTATTCTATATATTCTGGGAAGGCTGCAAAGCAGATCCAAGATGTTATGGAATGTGTTATCTTAAGAACAGACGTTCTGGGTTCTCGTTTATGGCTTCTGGAGAAATTGTAAACCTCGCAACAATATCAAGTGATTCAAGATATGGTATATTATCAAAATCAGGTGGCGACGCTAAAAAAATGTTTACAGATAAGGTTGTACCAATTTCTGTTAATTACCCTTTCTTTTTTAAACCAATTCAAGACGGTATGGACCGTCCTAAAACTGAGTTGGCCTATCGTGTACCGGCTTCTAAATTAACAAGAAGAAAGTTAGATGGTAATAATAAAGTTGAAATATTAACTGGGTTAGATACAACTATTGACTGGAAAAATACCGGAGACAATGCTTATGATGGAGAAAAGTTAAAACTTTTAGTTCATGACGAGAGTGGTAAATGGGAAAGACCAAACAACATTTTAAATAACTGGAGGGTTACAAAAACAACGTTAAGATTAGGTAGTCGAGTTATTGGTAAGTGTATGATGGGTTCAACATCAAACTCTTTAGACAAAGGGGGTGATAATTTTAAAAGTTTATATGAAAATTCAGATGTCACAAAAAGAAACGCCAATGGACAGACTCGCTCAGGATTATATAGTTTGTTCATACCTATGGAATGGAATTACGAGGGATTCATTGATTCTTATGGCGTACCTGTATTCAACACTCCAAAAAAACCCGTAGAAGGTCCGTATGGAGAGTTAATTGATATAGGTGTAATAGAACATTGGGGTAATGAATCTGATGGTTTAAAACACGATCAGGATGCTTTAAATGAATTCTATAGACAGTTTCCAAGAACAGAAGAACATGCTTTCCGAGATGAAACTCAAAACAGTATATTTAACTTAGCTAAAATATACGAACAAATAGATTATAACGAAGATTTAAAAAATAGTAACGTCATAACAAGAGGTAGTTTTCAATGGGAAAACGGTGTTAAAGATACAAGAGTAATCTTTTCGCCAAACCCACAAGGTAGATTTTTAATAACCTGGGTGCCTAAATATGAATTACAAAATAATTATATAAATAAGAACGGAATAAAGTATCCTGGTAATGAGCACATTGGTGCATTTGGTTGCGATAGTTATGATATATCCGGGACTACTGATAATAGAGGATCAAA